CCTCCTGTAACCTGCACCGTCGGCCATTCCGTTCGTGCAGTGGTTGAACTATAGCAAGCGATATGCTAGATTGCAACAACGCAATGCAATTTTTTTAACAAACAAGGATAAAAACATGACGCTTGATGAGATACGGTCTGCCCTCGCAGATCGGAAAGTGGCGATGGTGGCGCGGGCTACGGCTATCCATCCAAATACAATCCGCAGCATTATTAAGAATCAAGCAAACCCGACGCATCGAGTGGTGAAGGCATTGTCTGACTACCTGAGCGGCGGGGTGCGTAATGGCTGATCTCACAAAGATTTTGGGAGGGCCGTGGGCACCAACAGCGACCGAGCAAAGAGTCGCGCCCCCGGAAGATCAGTTTCGTGAGGCAATGTTAAACGCCGGGGTGCAGCCCCCGGACGAAATTATTTTGGATGGTCAGTTGCGCCGGTTTCGCCCAGACCCGAAAAAGCACGATCGTTCGGGCTGGTATGTAGGGCACGCCGATGGCATCTGCACTATGGTGTGGGGAGACTGGCGGCAAGGCATAGAACAAACCATAAAAGCGACCATAAATCGACCATATACCGTGGCCGATGAGATGGCCCATGTCGCTCGCGTGGCAGCAGCCAAAGCCGCCCGTGACTTGGAGCGCAAGAAACAAAACGAAGCCGCCGCCAGTACCGCTGAGATCATATGGTCTGAAGGTGCAGCAGCCAGCCCTGAGCATCCATACCTGAAGCGCAAGGGCATCCAGCCACACGGCTCCAAAATAACGGGCGACGGTCGCCTCATGGTGCCGCTATTCGATTCAGATGGTGCGCTCGCCAGCCTGCAATACATTGATGCCGAGGGTGGCAAGTTGTATCACCCCGGGGGAAGTGTTGGCGGCAAGTTTTGTTTGATTGGCACATTGGACGTGCCCGGTGTTCTGTACGTGGCTGAAGGCTTTGCTACCGCCGCCACTATTCATGAGGTAAGCGCCCGCCCGGTGGTGGTGGCTTACAGCGCCAGTAACTTGGTGCCTGTAACTGGCACTCTTCGTGATCTGTATGGCCAAGGCCAAGACATTGTGATCGTGGCTGACAACGATGCGTCTGGCGTTGGACAACGCTACGCTGAGCAAGCCTGCGCCAAGTACGGGACGCGCATGGTTATGCCATCAATTCAAGGTGATGCAAACGATTACCAGCAGGCAGGGCATGATCTGGCTGGATTATTGCACCCTGAATCGGACAAGACCATGATGGACAAGCTCAGAGTGGTGTTCGGTGACAGTTTATCCACCGACTATGAAGCCCCGAATGAGCTGGTCGAGGACTTCATGACCATCGGCGGAATGGCTGTGCTGTATGGCGACAGTAACAGCGGCAAGACATTTTTTGCTTTGTCATTGGCAGCACACATTGCATCTGGCCAGCCATTCTTCGGTCGCCAGATCGACCCAGGCTTGGTGGTGTATCTAGCCAGCGAAGCCCCTGGCTCAATCCGTTCCCGTATGCAGGCCATCAAAAAGCATTTTGGTTGCAGCCTTGAGAATCTGGCAATGGTGCCAGTACCGCTCAATTTCTACGCCAATCAAGGCGATGCTAATGACGTGATCGAGCTGGTCAAAACGATTGCAGAAATTAAGAGCCAGCCAGTGCGCTTAATTATTGGCGACACGCTGGCACGCATGAGTGCCGGGGCGAATGAAAACAGCGGCGAGGATATGGGGCCAGTCATGGCTCGGTTTGATGCGGTGGCAAATGCAACAGGCGCAGCCATGCTTATCATTCACCACAACGGTAAAGACCAAGCAAAAGGCGCACGTGGTTGGTCTGGTATTCGAGCGCATATTGATACCGAAATTGAAGTGATGGAAAAGGATGGAGTGAGGTCAGCCACCATTACCAAACAAAGAGAATTGCCGGGCAAAGGTGAGGTTATATATTTCCGGCTTGAAGTGGTGGAGATGGGTATAACAAAATTTGGGAAGTTGGCCACCACCTGCGTGGCAGTGCCAGATGAAAGCGCCAGCACAGAACAGCCTCACAAACGACCAACCAAGCACGATGAGAACGTCAGAACGTTTGAACGGGCTTGGTTTAATAGTGGAGCGGAAATAAGGGAAGATAAACCCTATATAAGCCGTTCCGCTTTAAGGGAATTACTTATATCTGACGGCATGTCAGAGCGCACTGCCAAGAACAAAACCGAGGCCAGCCGCACCGATGGCATCATCGCGCCCATGCTCAACGCCGGAACAATTGAGCCGTTTGAGCATGGTTGGGTGGTCGTTGAAGGCGTTCAGTCTAGCGCAATGATGCTCAAAAAAAGTGCCCCTAAGTGCCCCTGACTGCCCCTAGGGGCTTTAGGGGCACTTAGGGGCGATTGTGGAAAAATTAACAAAAAACGCCCCGCCCCTGCCCCTGACACGTATACGTCAGGGGCGGTAGGGGCATTGTTAATTCGGCAGGGGCAGGGGTAGGGGTTGCGAACAATGTACAATTGCGAACAATGTGCTAGGATATGGAAATGGATCAGATCGGCGGCAAGCATTATCAGAAAGACGTTCAGCCAATCGACGCGATGGCGGCATGGATGAGTCGGGAAGAGTTGCAGGGGTTCTACTGGGGAAATGTGATTAAGTACGTGGCGCGATGGAAAGACAAGGGCGGGCTAGAGGATTTGAAAAAAGCCCATGATTACCTTCAGAGGTTAATAAGCATTCAGGGGGAATAATGGAAATCGTTATTGCATTCGTGGGGTTTATTATTATTAGCGTCGTTTTGTTTTTGGAGTAAATGTTATGAATAAATATATTCTTGGTGTTTTGTTATTTATTGGCATGGCGGGAAGTTCAGTCGCCAATACATATCAATGCACCGTTGATAAGCGTGGTGTTATGGTTTGTTATCCTAAACCTCGTGGATTTTGATTATGGGTCGAATGATTACCAAGCGCTTTCCTGAAACGATAAATAACATTCTTGAAATGATGCAATCGGGAAAGAGTTTGCGTAATGCTTGCGAAGCTCATGACGTATCTTCTGGAACGTTTATGCTTTGGGTTAGCGAGGATCGCAATTTAGCCGAACAATACAAAGCTGCTCGTGAAGCAATGATCGACAAGATTGCTGACGATACGATGGAACTTGCTGATGCCGATCCAGAGCGCGGGCCTGATGGAAAAATAGATACTGGATGGGTTAGTAATCAGCGTTTGAAGATTGATACTCGCAAGTGGCTCTTAAGCAAGCTTGCTCCTAAAAAGTATGGCGACAAGATCGAAGTGTCTGGCGATTCTGACAACCCGCTGAAGATCGAGCGAATTGAGCGCGTGGTCGTTGGCGAGGTGATCGAACATCGAGCTTTAACAAACAAGGGAAATGAGTAATGCACTACATCACGGCACAACAAGGCAAGCGTTCAGTTATTCTTGCAGGCCCGTACAAAAGCGAATCTCGTGCATGGGAGGAAATCGCACTGGCTTATCAACACGCTCGCACGTTCGAAGATGCTCAAGATCTCACGATGTATAGCGTCGAATTGCTGCCCGGACTTAAAACACCCGGAAGGCTTAATATGAGGGGCTTTGGTGCAGTATCCTAACCCTACCCCTGAGCAGGTGCGCGAAACCCGCGCCAAGGCGGGTTTAAGCGCGTCAAAGGCTGCGGCATTGGTGTATCGCAGTACGCGAAATTGGCAACAGTGGGAGCTGGGCGAGCGAAAGATGTGCCCAGCGTTGTTCGAACTATTTTGCTTGAAGGTAAGAGATGAACAATCCGGCGGCTGATCTGGTAACACTGAAGAAGATATGCAACGAGTTGCAGCGGGTTATCGCTTACTCGAATTCGGACAAGGAAGAGGTGGCTCGGCTGTCTGATGACGTGGTGTTTCTTGGTGAGCAACTTGGCAAGTGGGCGAGGGCTGAGTGACCACACTCAAGATCCAAACCCCTCGATGGGCGCTGCCACTGCTTAAGCCGTCAAGATACAAAGGCGCGTTTGGTGGCCGAGGCTCTGGCAAGTCGCATTGCTTTGCCGAGATGCTTATCGAAGAGCACATTGTGAATCCGTCTAGTCGGTCGGTTTGTGTTCGTGAAGTTCAGAAGTCGTTAGCGCAGTCAGTCAAACGGCTGCTTGAGATGAAGATCGAGCAGATGGGGGCCGGATCGTATTTTGAGGTGCAAGAGGCTGTCATTAAGTCACGCAAAGGCGATGGCTTGATTATCTTCCAAGGTATGCAAAATCACACGGCTGACTCAATCAAATCGCTGGAAGGTTACGACCGGGCGTGGGTTGAGGAAGCTCAAAGCTTGAGCCAGCGCAGCCTTGATCTGTTGCGCCCGACGATTCGTAAGCCTGATTCAGAGCTGTGGTTTACATGGAACCCAAGCCAATCAAGCGACCCGGTGGATCATCTTCTGCGCGGCCCAACGCCGCCGCCTGATTCTGTAATTCTGCCAGTCAATTTCGACGATAACCCGTGGTTTCCTGATGTGCTTCGCGCTGAGATGGAATACGACAGGCGTCGCGACCCGGACAAGTATTCACATGTCTGGCTTGGTGGATACCTGCAAAACAGCACGAGCCGGGTGTTTAGCAACTGGAGAATCGAGGAGTTTGACGCACCAAAAGAAGCAGTGCATCGACTTGGCGCTGACTGGGGTTTTGCCAGCGACCCGACAGTGCTGGTGCGATGTCACATTGCTGGGCGCACGTTGTACATCGACCATGAAGCTTACATGGTCGGTTGTGAGATCGTGAATACACCCGATCTGTTCATGACGGTGCCAGAATCCGAAAAGTGGCCGATGGTGGCAGATAGCTCACGCCCTGAGACAATCTCTCACATGCGCTCGCATGGTTTTCCGAAGATCATGTCAGCAGTAAAAGGGGCAAAGTCTGTAGAAGAGGGTATAGAATGGCTAAAAAGCTTTGATATTGTTGTGCATCCTCGGTGCAAGCATACAATCGACGAATTGACATTATATAGTTATAAAACAGACCCTTTGACTGGCAAAGTTTTGCCCATATTGGAAGATAAAAGCAATCACGTTATTGATGCGCTAAGATATGCCTGTGAAAGCGCAAGGCGCGCCCAGCCAAAAAAGGTTGAAAACTTTGTGCCATTGCCAACAATCAACCGCTGGGGCGACAATACGCGCAGGAATTAAGGAAACCATAAATGGCTCGAATCTCTAAAGACCAGTATCTTGCAAACCTGCACGCTGAGGCGCTGGCAGAGTTCGATAACATTCAATCTGCATTGCGCGATGAGCGTCTGCAATGCCTGCAAGATCGGCGCTTTTACTCGCTGGCGGGTGCTCAGTGGGAAGGCCCGTTATGGGATCAATACGAAAACAAGCCAAAGTTTGAGGTGAATAAGATTCATTTGGCCGTCATTCGCATCATCAACGAATATCGGAATAATCGCGTTTCGGTGTCGTTCGTGAGCAAAGAAGGCGACGAATACGACAGCCTAGCCGATACCTGCGCCGGTCTTTATCGTGCCGACGAGCAGGATAGCGTGGCCGATGAAGCATACGACAATGCC